AGCTACAGGGAGCGTCTTATAGACATAAAGGAAGAAGCGATCTAGTTAAAATTAATGGTGAAGTATTGGACATAAAAATTGTCAATGATTTTAACAATAAAAATACCAACTTATATCTAGTCACAGATACTGTTAAAAATTGTCTATATCTGGCATTTTGGAACAATAAAGATTCGTACATACTTAACGAGTACACTAACTTTTTTAAAAATAATTTCAAACGGATAGAGATAGCAAAGACTGCAGTATTAAATAAACATAAATTCTTAACAGGTATTAAGATAGATAACGAATTGTTGAGAGAATACTTTAGAAATTATGTTTGATAAACATCTTAATTCAAGCAAAGTTACATACCTAGAGCACCTATCCTGGGCGTTGATTTCTGGAATAAGATTAATTTATGCTGGTATGGCTAGTATTATTCACGGAGTATTACCTTCCTTGTTTAACAGCACAGCACCTAGGACAGTTATTGACATTTATCATTCTCATCTAACAGATCATCCAAATGCAGAATATCAAGATTTAATAGAAAAGGCCAAAAAGAAAAATGATTGAATATGTAAGGAACATAACAAACTTCTGGGAGGATGATTTAAAAATCCACGAGTTTGCGAGGCAAGTTCCTTTTGTTGCTAAAAATTTTGAGCATTTGGATAGGAAGTTTTATAATTCTGGTTATCTATTGCAGAGCTTTAATGACGAATTAGTCAATGCTGAAGGATTTAAAAAAGTGTTAAATGTTGCAGAAGGTTCTGTTAGTTGGACTTGCATACTTCCAAATTTAATATTGCCCACGCATTCAGATACATTCTATACCCTACGAGAACAACACAGCATAGACTTAGACAGGTGCTTTAGATATCTAATCTTTTTAGAAGATTGGACATTTGGGCATCATGCGGGATTTGAAAAACTTAATATAACAAATTGGAAGGCCGGCGACGTTTGGATCTTTGATAGCAAGGAAGCGCACTACGGTGTTAATGCCAGCAATGTTCCTTTTTATTCATGTCAAGTGAGTTCATTCAAATGAAATTAGGAATTGCAGGCTACGGTATTGTAGGAAAGGCCACACACAAAGGTTTACTTAAAAATGGTCCTGTATTGTAGGTAGTGATAACCACACAGTTCCTATTTGGTTACAGGGAGAGGAATGTATATTTTGTACATTAGAAGAAGCAGAAGTTATTAAGATGTTAAGCAACAATATGGCCGCGGCAAGGGTTGTATTTGCAAATCATATGTATGAACTAAGCAAGGCAGCAGGTGCAAATTACGATAACGTACTAAATGCATACTTACAGGTTAATCACGATCAACACTATCTAGAAGTAAATGACAACCTGCGATCATTCGGAGGCAAATGTTTGCCAAAAGATCTAGATTTTTTAATCAATACCTTTAAGCAGCTAGGTATTCCGCAGACTTATTTTACAGCAATGAAAGAAGACAATCAACTATGGCCAGTAACCGTAAGAAAATCTTAATCACAGGTGCATGTGGATTAATTGGAAGAGAACTCTGCAATCAACTTAGTCCGCATAATGATGTCACGGCCGTGGATAACAATCAACGTTTTAGTGATTACACGCCTAAAAATTGTACGTATGTCAGATCCAATCTAATTGAATATTTAGATCAATCGTCTAATAAATTTGATATAATCTATCACATGGCCGCAACAAATGGTACGAAGTATTTTTATACTCAGCCAAACGATGTGCTAAGAAATAATGTTACACTCGATCTAGCCATGTTTAGATTTACAGAATCTAATCCTGCTTGTAAATTAATCTATGCAAGTAGTAGTGAAGTTGTGGCGGGCACAACTATTTTTCCTACACCTGAAATCACTGACATTAGTATTAGTTACATGCATAATCCTCGTTGGAGTTATATGCTACCAAAAGCACTGGCAGAGAATTATTTGTTTAACAGTAATATTGATTTTTTAGTGATTAGATTTTTTAATGTGTTTAGTGAACATTCTGGCTCAGGACATTTTGTTAAAGATATCATTGATAAAATTAAGAATGAAAATTTTGAACTTATAGGTGCCGATGAAACTCGTTCTTTTTGCTACGTAAGAGATGCGGTTGATGCAGTGATTAAAATTTCAAACTGTAGCAAACAAGTAGTTAATGTTGGCAGTGACGAGGAAATAACTATCTTAGCTGCGGCTAACATTATTGCCAAGTGGTTAGGAAAAACTAACACCCAATGGATTATAAGGCCTAGTTTATTAGGCAGTGCTAAAAATCGTCAACCTGATATCGCAAAATTGAAAAGATTATTACCAACTTTTTCACCAATACCATTCAAAGAAGCGGTTAACTCTTTCAAGGATTAATTGCGTACATTGGAATAGCATAATCAACGCTATTGAAGGTTACACGCATCCACGTAAGAATTGAACCGACGTTAACTTGTCCGCTCGCTCCTCCTGCTACCAACGCAGGAGCTTGAAGTGTAAGCTGTCCATCGGGACCGATACTTAATTTTATACTTGGAACTCCAGCGGTAGAAGTGGTTAAAATATTCATTCTACCTGGTAAAATTCCAGGACTTACTACACCTCCAACAGAGGCAGTAATGTAGGCTGCTCCTGTATAGGCACCCGTACCAGATAAGCCACCAAATTCTAATGAAAAGATAGCATCACTGTTAATTAATGGCGTTGGACTAGTCGGTGTTCCCCGGCTTCGCCCAAACACCATTGCTCCGGGTAAACCTTCATCATGATATGTATCAATCTCAAACAAATCAAAATTTGACGTGCCTGCAGAAGTAATTATTTTTATTCCTGTTGTAGCTGTTTGCTGATCAAGTAAAATTCTATTACCGGTGACATTACCTGCGACATCACCTTCGACATTACCAGTTAAATTAGCAAATAGTTGATTATCTACAGTAACATCACTGTTGAATACCACAGCAGGTGTGAATGTTATCGCAGATGAATCTGCTGAGTCGATTAAATTAGTGAATATATTGCCAGTGACATTACCTGTGACATTACCTGTGACATTACCTGTGACATTACCTGTGACATTACCTGTAAGCGGACCAAAAATTTGTCCCGAAGCAGCATCTATAAGCAGTGTAGAATCTTCGGCAACCACGTTGCCTTTGAAAACTCCTCCTATAGTTCCTGTGTTATTAAGAAGGTCGACCACCGCAGTTATACTAGCACCTGCATCATTATATGTGAAATTTATACCAGTATGTGGTGCGCCGTTTACAAACAACTGAGCAGCAGCATCTTGTGCGTCTTCATTAGTATAGCCAGTGATTTGTACACCACCCAGTGTGCTACCATTACCTATGTATAGTCTTTGATCATCTGTAACATACAGCAGTTCGCCCTGGGCAAGAGCCTGGGTCATAGCTTGTCTTTGTGCGTTTGTGCCTCTGCGAATCTGTAAGGGCATATCTCAACTCCTGGAATTGTTCCTACTAGTATATTTATGTCACGGAGTTCAGAACATATAGCCAAAAAAATAGCACCCGGAGGTGCTATTTTACCCTTTTTGTAAAGCGCCTAAGGGCTGGCGCTAAAATAGGACTATGTCCTAATCTACTGTAGGACCGTTACCGTTCCTAAATCCCACTTCTCCGCCTTCTGCTTCGATGCGTTTAACTACATCTTCAAACAAAATAGGTGCAAAGTCTGGGGTCTGCTCCACGCATACGCAATGATAACGTGTATCCACCTCATCACTGTATAACACAGTACCTGTTCTAGCTTCAACCCCACGGGCTTTTTTAACACGATTCCAATGCAGATGTCCGTGTATGTTCACTCCAAATCGGCCCAAGCTAGCTTCGTGTATAGGAATATGGCTCAAGATCATTCCATTCATCACATGATATGCACGTAATTCACGGAAATGTTCTCGATAGTCTGTGTCCTTGAAAATATCATGGTTACCACGGATCAACACCTTGTCACCATTCAAACGATGCAGAATGTTCAACGCCTTTCGGTTGATCACCACATCGCCCAAGTGATAGACCTTGTCTGAGGGTTTGACCCGTTCATTCCAGGCCTTGACCATGGCTTCATCCATTTCATCAGGGTCGTCCCAAGGACGCAATTTTGAGCAATCATCTCGGGTAAAACGGCAAACACCAGTGTGTCCGAAGTGTGTGTCTGATACTAAAAATACGCTGGGCATGTATTGCTCCTTTCTAAGTTTCGTCTCTCTGCCTGCGAGCTCTACGTTCAGCTGCTAATATAAAGACTTTTTCGTTATCATTGGTCCAATCTTCTGGAACCGGCACTCCGTTTATCGAGTGAGGTTCCTGTTCATCGTAGGTCCATCCCAATGCTCGCATCATACGATGCTTGACCAATAGGTTAGGGCTACGAAACGCTTCAGTGTCTCGGAAGCCTAACATAACACCGATTTCACAAACAGCACCACTGCGACACACGCCGGCATGGCAATGCACAACAACATTCATGCGATTTTCAAATGCGTATTGCAGTAAGCGCACAAGTTCGTTGGCCTGCTCTTGACTACACCGCATGGCTTCGTCTAAGGCATGATCCTTTTCTTCTATGTCTAAAAACTGGAATTGATGAACTTCTTTGAATTGATGCTTGGGAGTAGGAAACTCCATGTCAGGATCTACAATTTGGATCAGCATAGAGTTTATACCCGCGTCGATGT